TTGTGTACCTAATAAGTCTGCAAATAGATTGATAGCTAGAGCTTCACCATCATTATTAATCTTGTTATATACCTATATTAACATCAGATATATACCTTCTAACAGTTCTCTATCTGTTAATTGACTTAGTTCCATCATCGTTCACCTGCTACCTTGTTACGAATTGCAGTTTTCGCTTTCAACTGTTCACGTTCCATAGCAGCTTTATCTTTCTGCTTCTACAACTCCATTTCCTGCTTCATCTTATCCTTCTCGAGTTGGATCTTCTTGTTCTCAATATCACGTTTCATTTCAATCTCTCTACGCTTATTATTGAGTTCAAGACGTTTACCTTCTTGTTCTGAAGCCACCTTACGCTCAGCGAGTGCCTGATTGGCAATCTCCATAACATCTACTTCACCGTTAGCATTCTGATCCATATTCTCAGTACCACGATAAGCATTAAGCTCAGCAACTGTAATCTTAGTAGCATTATTTTGATCAATCTCATATTTCTTAAGATCCATCTCTGCTTCCTTGATCATCAGTTCCTCTTCCTTAACCTGATTCTGCATTTCAATCTGTTGCTGCTGTGCTTGCTGTTCAGCCTGTTGCTGCTGTTGCATCTGCTCCATACGCTTCTGCTCAATCTCAGCTAACTTGTCTTTGATCATAGTGACATTATCCATAGTAATAATCTCAGCTATATCAAGTAAGCTAGCACCGTTCTGCATAGCCGGCTGCATCAACTGACGTAACTGTTCAATATTCTGACTATTCTTCGTGCTATCTTCAATAAAGATATCTATATCAGAATACTGGAACTGATCAGATAATTGAATAAATGCTCTAGTACCATCATCAAGTATATAGTTGAGACACATCTTACTGTCTTTCCATGCTACACGGCTAGTGTTGAGCAGCATATTCAGCGCTTCACGTTTAGCCTGATTGTGAGTCCAGAACCACGGTTCCGTGATATGATAGGACATCGTAACAGCTGTATTAGCATTAGTAACCAATTCACTTGCTGCAATCTGACCTTGACGTTGCGGTGTAATACCAGTTAATTTGGCTACCATATCTTCGATCTTAGCCATCAAATTAACATACTGGTCTATTACATTAGCCATACTTAAATCCCACGACTGGAACTGATTAAACTATGCTGTACGACCACCTTCACGACCAGGTACATCCCAACCTTCTTCAGCGGGGTTAATGAATGCTACGCCAAGTGCACTTAAGTAATGCATCCACTTACCAACGTCGATACCCATACTCTTAGGGATTTGTGTAACATCGATCAATGCTACTTTACCTTTATCACGAGACATAGCTAACTCCAAACGATACCATACTACAATGTACATGTACTGCAACGGCTTCAGCATACTTACTAATGATCTGGGTTTACTGTTGGTGTTGTTATAGATTACACCAGTGTAAGGTAGTCTCTGTGAATTGGGGTTATCTGCAGATACGTGCTGGTAAGCTAAAGGTTCTATACCTAAGTACAGACTATCACCAATTCTATAGCCTTCCCATACTTCAACAATCCATTTCCATTCGACAGATTGTTCCATACCAGTTACTTTGTAATCTTCATCTACTTGGTATTCTTCTACTTCACCGCTTTCAGGATCAATTACGGATACAAATCCAATCTTCTTAAACGACTTCCAACAGCAGTGCCATACATTGATGTGATCGCTATCAAACGGATTATCAGTAAAGGGGCTTACTCTATGCATCTTCATTGATTCGTAATCCATGTTGGTCTTACGTATCTCAGATGTATATCCAGCACCCGGTTTATCTTCAATCAACTCCAGTAAGTCATTTAACTGCTTTTCAGTCATCTTATCGTAGAAGCGATCATAGATATCTGTAGCAGACATTACCATCTTACGACAGCACCAAGCTGCGTCATGGATGAACTCCAAATCAGCGCATTTCTCGAATTTAAAGTACTCAGGATTGACTCTTTCCATGTAAGGCTGACCATTCACTATACCACAGTAATAGATCTCTCTACCAGCAATTAAACCGTCTTTCCAGCCCTTATAGAACTCATGGTACACGTTTAATTTGCGTTTGAGGTACTCCAGTGCATGGTAGCTTTCAATCTCGGCAATGTCCTTATATTCCTTATTAATGTACTTCTGAATCTGTTCAGGGGTCATAATCTCACCAGACTGTAACCCTTCCTGATAACGCTGCTGTTCCTCAGGTCCAAGCTTGCTCATAATAGTTGCCTATAAATAGTTTATAAGCATCTCCTTAGCTTTGTCCTGTAGGTCTGATTTAGCATCATTGCTAGTATGGCATACTTGGAAGTTAAACGGACGCTTAGTCTCTTCACCAAGCAGCTGGTCTATGTAAGGCTTTATGATGTTGTAGTCCTGTGCTGTTGCGGGGAATCCATCGTCTTGCTTAAACGGGTTAGTAACATACTTCAGATCCTTCTCATTATAAATACTGTTATACAGATCATAGTACGTTTGCATTTCTTCATATTCTTCCCCATTTATGCCGGAGTAACCTGTGTCACCTTCACCGACAATATAGTCTACGCACTGTTCTCGCCATGTCTTAGTTTTGAGTCGCATAGGGAGCTTCTGTGCTGGGAATTTACTACTATTTTTCATGTTCCGAATGTATATACATTATCGTCTAACATACTACTTTGAGGCTTATCCTCAAACCAATTTTGCGCAAATATTGGTCCATCAAATAGCATCCTAGACTTGTTTTCTTTTTCTTTCTTCTTGACCACTACGTTGAACAACTGTTCACGGTAGACCATCACCTAAAGTAAACTACAAATACGGTCAAAGTTGCCCACATCATTATAGCTTATCAGTTCTTCTAATAGCGGTTCTGAGAGTATGTGGTATAGATTCTTCCTTCCATCAGCATTGATATCATTTAACCACTCCTTGATAAGTCCTTCACCCCACTATTTTATCTGTTTGTTCAGGTGGCAGCCTTTCTTACGGTTTACTTTGGAATTTCCAACTACGTCGTTAATAATATCCGGCTAGTCTGCTAACAAGTAATCGCAGTGTTTTTGCGTAAAATACACAAACAAACCTTTATTCTGATTTTCATACATTAGCCTAGCGTCGTAGTATATTAGAAGCTTACGGACATTCTCGTAGAAGTCTTCAGAGGATTCTGGTCGACCTGTATATTCTGCAACAATAATATCTGAGTATTGCTCTAGATTCTGAACACGTTTGTATATGAAACATGAACCAAGTGAGGTAGTGGTTGACTGATCGTGGTCGTATGGGTCGCAATTGTGTGTAGTTATATGCCTACACATATAAGTGTGGGATTCACACTCAAAGTTATAGACCCAACCAGTATACTTTGATTTCTTTATTTCGCGTATCTTGAAATAGATATAATCACCTGTCGCATCAAAGAAGCAACCGTCCTTCGGTCTAGTACGAAGTTTCGTACCTACTTGAATCTTATTTAGTTTCAGATCAGAATCATGGAAGAAAGACTTAAACTTGACGGAATCATGATGTGCCATACGCAGCTAATAGCATGGTTGCGTCAGATGCATTCTACCACAGATGTTGTGCATAGATTTACCACGTAAACGTGACATATTACCGATGAGCCCCATTGAGAACATAATATCTTGGATGTCCTCTAACAGTTTCAGATTAATGCTAACGAAGCCTGTAATGCTATACTTACCTTGCTGGTATACACATCCATCTGAATCCAAGTAACCTTGTAGTAATGCCACCTTATATTCTACTGGCAGCATCTTAACCCACTCCGGTATACGCTTACCTGCTGCATACTTACCAAAGTGTTTAAGCATGAATGCGTTCAACTGTTGGAAGTTATAAGTCAATTCTACACTATGTGAATCGGGCCTTTCTTTAATTGAGTAAGACCTATTAAACAATTCGTGTAAACGCTTAAAGCGTTCTATGTACTATGTTTCTGCACTATTGAATACAACCGTAACTCTGTATTTACCAACATTATATCCATCACCTAACCATAGTCCGACGAACCACCAGAACTCTTTATTCTTCAGTGGTGACTTAATTTGGCGATCTATACGATATCCTGTATTATCCCACAGTAAGTCGATATCAAACTGATTCTCTTTCTTATAGTAGTTGGGCACCTTAATCCAGTCACCTTCAGAGATTTCTGAAACTTTATTAAAGCTAAAATCCAGCTTAGCTTCATCCACAAGACCGTATCCATTTCTACGTGGTTTAGCTGTGTATATCGGGTGTTCTTTTGTGAATGTAGTAGTTGAATATGAGTGGGATACACGTATTTCATATGTGTCTTCATCCTCTTTGTAGTAGCGCTGAAGGTTAACGATCTTGTCTAACTTGCCGTCTTTATTAACCAGCCAATCATTAAAGCTTACTGTTTCTACTGCTTTATACCCACTACTTGTTAATACCTATTCTCCAGGTAACAGACACCCTGCAATGTACAATCCAGCACTTGCCTCCTTATTCGGATGCTCCCAGATTACTATAGATCCAGTAGGATCATCGTTCTTGTTCAACGGGTAATGTGTGATATCACCGGTTTTCTTTGGTATCCATTTAAGCTGATTTGCTTCATCAAATACAAGGTCACCCACTTGCTTATAATTGGCCAGATTCTTGTTAGTCCTAAGTAAGGACAACTGTTCTTGCAATTCCTTCTTAGGGAATATATTTCCGGCAAATTCCAAGCAAGCTTCTTGCGGCGTTAGGCAGCGCTCTGCAACGTATCTATCTACAGTAGTAGAACTAGTTGCATTTTCGATTACTTTACGACGATCTTCAAGTATGTATGCTAATGCTTCTTTACGTAATGTATTACCATCCTCATCCATGTAAACGCGCTTACCGTTTTCATCACGCACATCAAGGTTAGTGTACTGTGGTACAAAAAATCCACATTCTTTGCCAGTTACTGCATCATCCCATATGTTCTCAAAACCTAAACAATTGTAACCTTCAGGATTATAAAACATATCCTTGAGTGTGGCAAAGTTTGAACCTTCATCACCACCAGTACCGAAGGCAAGCATTAAACCGAAAGCAACGCCGTCTTGTTCTACAGACGGTCTAGCGATTTGCCATGCTGCGGCCAATTCTGCGAATGAACCAGCCTCTTCAAAGATGATTAACTTACCAGCTTTACCACGAACAACTGAAGCGTTATCTTTCAAAGATACACCAATAATTTCAGACTTATAACCCATCTCAACTTCATTACCAAATTCATCCTTAGTATAGAAGCCGGAGCGTTTACGTAGCGTAGTATTTACTGACCTCTTCTTACCCCAGGCGGTATTCTTATCGATGAAGTCCATGTAGTCACCCACTTTGGTCATAATACCATCCTCGGTAAGATACTGCTTGTTCGACACATAGATATAAGTCTTCGAGCCAGGTATGAGGTAATAGTTACGACAAGCCATACTTGCCGCTTTATACGAGTATCCTTTACGGCGGCTTTTTAGTACCACCATATGTTTCCCTTCAGCTTCTGCTTCATTAATACCTTCGTAGTAGTAATAATCATAATCATAGAAATCTGGGAATAGAACTTCTCGATTCTTTACTACTCTAGTACTACCGTCCGGCATGTTTTTAAGTACATGCACAATACGCTGAATAGGGCAGAAATTGATATAAAAATAGTTATACCCTGAGATGTAGTCACCATCTGCAGCAGTATAACCATCAATACATCGCTTCAACTGTTCATCCCAATACTGATAGTATTCGGACGTACCAGCAGGGTATAAACAGTAATGCCCTGTAGCGATAAACTACAGGGCTGGTTCACGGAACTTGTCCGAATTTCTTATTTTTTTCTAGAAATCAACCATTTACTGTTTCTTAATTCAACTATTTTTAATTTAATTTTCCTTTATGAATGATAGGAGTCGCGGTGGTAGGAGTCGAACCCACCCGGCCGGCCTCAAAAGCCACACGCGTTTAGAATGCGTCCATGCAACCGTACATCACACCGCGGGAAAGCGGTTAGTTAATGTCCAACCGCAAATGACTCAGATGAAACGTGATCTCTCTCGATCTAAAATTACAGTCTCTTGAACCAGTTCTTGATTCTCTTCCAGACACTGAGCTTAACAGGCTTAGCCTCTTCATTGGCCTGGGACTCAGATGACGTCGTCTGTTTCTGACTGTGCTTCTTCTTAAAGTTCTTCTTTGAACTATTCTTTGTCACGGTTGCCAAGTCCTTCTCGACCTTCTCTGCAACCTCTGCAGCACTGTTGCAATCAGTGCAATCTAATACTTTCTTCATACGATTTCTTTATTTTAATACTATAACGCAGGTTATCAAAAAGGTTGTATTTTATCGTTTGGAATTTACAAGTTCGTACGGGTTAATTTTCGAATCACCACGTACTTTGACGCTGTCGTATTCCTCAGCCTTAACAGCTTTTTCAAGGAAGTCCAATGTCTGAAATGTTGCCTTAACCTTCTCCATACCAGCTAACAGATCCTTAATCTTACGCTCATCTAATTCCTCACTAAGTGAGTCCTCGTAGTATTGACTGATAGTATCAATCTTATTACGCATACTATCTAGCATCTTTAAATTACGAGTATAGATGAGGTCTTTATAATCAGATTCACAGATCTTTTCATCTACAGTAAGTGAATAGTTTTCATCACCAAAGTAGATACCCTTAAGCTTCTTTTCACGGGTTTCAGGGTCTAACTGCTGTACATATGGTGATTTATAGTACCACATTAGTACGATATAACTGATCAGGTTAATAGCATGTTCCTTGTCCTTGTCTGCTTCCCAAACCTTCTTAAACGGTGGTAAACCTAACATATCGGCGTGGATTGTTATCTGACCACCGGTTATATCAAACAGTTTCATCGTCTGTCTTAATCAAATCCTTAGTAAGCTCAGCTGCTTGTTCCTTCAATGTCTGAATGTAAGTAGGTGATACTGCGACGAGAATCAAGCCTAGAGCATCATCAAACTTTTCCTGTGTATAAGGTTCTTTTACGATAATCGGTGAGGTAAACACTGCCATACCGATGGTAGCTACAAACTGTAGACCTGAGTCTACAGTTTTAAGCTCCAATTTTACTGCAACGCTCATGCTGCAACCTCCTCACTAGATTCTGAAATAGGACCCTCATCAGGAATCATATCAGACTCAAACTCTTCAGGGTGCTCAGCACGATACTGTGCCTCAGCCTCAGCATTCTTACGAGCCTCTACAAAGCTATCATACTCTGCGTACAATTCGTCTATTTCGTCAGGGTTAAGGCTTATTGCAATCTCATCTATCGCGTCCTTTTCAACCTCATCAGTCCATTCATCAGTTACCGGGGTAGACTTAAAAACCCATACTTTGTTAGATACAACAACATAAGTACCAACACCAGATTCATTCACAACTTGTATATTCATAATCAGTCTTTATTAGTTTCTTTATTCAACATTTCTTCAGTAGCTTCACCAAAACCTTTCTCACCACGATCGGTTTCACTCAATTCTTCAACGAATTCCGGTGTAGCAATATAGCACGGTACGATTACCAGCTGTGCAAAGGGTTCACCTACTTGGTAAATAGTAGGGATAGCGTCTGTAGTTACTTTGAACTTACCCTGGATCTCTCCTCTATATCCAGCGTCTATCATACCAACGCCGTTAGCCAAAGTAAGTGATCTACGCCAAACTGAAGACTTCATCATCAGTAAACCACAGTAACCTTCAGGGATTTCTACTGCAAGATCGGTGTGGTAAGTGAGTACAACCTTGCCGCTATTATCAACATCCTGGGTAACTCGAGTAGAGTACAAATCTAAACCAGCGTCACTAGTCTTTGCTCTAGTAGGCAACTTGGCCTCAGATTCATTTACCTCTTCAACACCATCTGCATTAACGACAGTGTAATCCAACTTCTTAAACTTCAGTGTCATTATCAATATCTTTTTCGTTTATACTAACTGCTTTACCATGGTGATAACCATAACTAAGGAATACAGCATTACAAAGTACGTGATCAATGTGCGGTAAACCACTTTCAGGATCTACTAGTTCACCTTTGTCGATAGCCGTCAGATGTCTCAGCAATGCTGCTTTATATCTCTTCCAGAAGTCAGGTAAGTCTTGCCAAGTATTCTCACCATACTTCTCAGCACCTATTCCGAGTATCTTCGCTACATTTTCAACAACACTCAAAGGAACTAAATCCATTCTAGTTTTACCCTGATCGTACTTTTTACTCTTCATATTTCTTATACTTGTTTATCAAATTAGTAGATACAGCACTTATTATTTCATGCGAGTCATTCAATCCTTTAGCTACCTGTTCAAACTCATTAGCCAGGTCGTATCTAAACTCTTCATAAGTTACATCGTAATAATCGATTAACTTATCAACTCTCTGCATCAGTTGATTGAACTCCTCGTTTTTTATTTCGTCTTGGCCCATTTTTTCTAGAGCCCACAGAAGCTTTGACTCTTCTAAGCTTTGTCTCATATTCGCAACACGTTTTGTGTATATTCTCAGCGGCCCAGCCTGTTAGGTAAGCGTAAGGTTCATTACCATCTGAATAGTCCTGGGCGTCCATATTTAAAGTCTCATAAAAATAATCTGTTATGTGCACTGCTTCATGCGCTATTGTTTCTATATCAAGCTTGTTGCGATACGGTACAACGCAAAGTACACCAGCGGCTCCGTCATCGATACGTGATACTGGAGCACAGAATGCACTTGCACTATTACAACTATCTGCCAAAATATCTGTAGCTTCACCATCCCACATTACATCGAGTCCTGCTGCTATTTTAAAAAACGTGAATGTTTTGGCAAGCCTCCCTAGATCTTTACTACAATCAACTATCGCCACAAACAGCTTTCTTGGATATAGATTTTCGTACTCTTTTAAGACCATAATTTCTGTATTCTGTTATCACCTAAAGCAATCCACATTAGCATATCATTCAGTATATCGGCTGGAAAGTAGATGCCATCTATGCAATGGAATGTGTATCGCTTCTTTAAACAATCCTGTAAAAATGCCCACATATCATTTCCCTCCTATAAACTTATCGAACAAATCATCAAATATCACAGGTATTCGAGAATGCACTCGCGCTAGTAAATCTAATGCCAATTCACGCATATCCGGGTGAGCTGCTTGATCACAACGTAATTTAAAGAAGTGTCTCCATTCACGGAGATTAGCTGTCATTACTATTTCAGTCTTCGTCGCGTTTATTAGTAAATCTCTAGCTTCTTGTGGCTTTACTCCGTTTTCTATTGCCGCGAGATAGGCTTCTTCACTGCGCCACGCGTTTGATGCAAACCTTTCAGCAAAGCTGTAGTGGTTTGGGTTTTTTAACGCTATTGTCATCGGGTTGTCTTCAGGACTTATTTGATTTTCCAGATTAGCTGGTATAACAAATTCGATCTCCCCACGCTTACCGTAATTAACGTAACGCTGACTTTCCTGTGCAAAACTAGCCATTCTGTGTCTTACCAACTCGTGTGATATTGCCCTACTACAGATAAACTTAACACTGAATGAGTAATGCTCGATCATTGCTTCATGACCTGACTTAATAATATTAGTCAACAACTTCCTAGCAGATGAGCCATCCTCAGTAATGCGACTTTCACTCTTGTAGCACGTTCTCGCTATCCTCTCTAACTTCTTTAGAACCTCTTCGCCGTCTATCTGGTCGAGGATTTCTACCGAGCTATTTATTAATCTCATTCTTTATACGGTTTTTAAGTTTAACTTTAAACAAGTAAGCGAACATAACGTCTTTAACATCATTGTCATCCTGCATTACTTGCTTGGCAAATTTAAAAGGACTATTGCAGATTACTTCGATAACTTGGTAAGGTAATTGATACTTATTAGCTAACTCTGTGTATATTGTCGGTTTTATCAGTGGTTTCATAACAGGGTTTGGTAGTAGGGTGAAGTAGCTACTTCAGCAATGGTCTTATCCAGTGTATTGGGTCTAATACTGTTGATTAAGATAAGTGCTGTATTAGCCGAGTATAACTCACCATCCAATGCAGCACCAACTAATTTACCCAGCTTAATCTGCTCTTTCTCAGTATAGGGCTTCTTTGGCGCATAGATCTCAACCAGTGTATGCTTACGCAGTATGTGACGCTCGAACCAATTAGGATTAGTAACGTGAAGTACATCACCGCTAAGGTTAATCAGCCACTCCTCCTGTTTCTTTAATCGAAGCCACTTTGTTAATTTTTTCTTCAGATACTGTATCATAAGTATGAAGTATTATAGTTATTTGTACTGTGTTCTTTATTAGTTCGGGGATCAATATCGGATTGACCACCCATTCCTCATCTGCTGTTGCTGGAATCAGTAAATGTCTATCTTTGAATTTCTTCAAGTATCTACAGAGGTTGTCTTGAGTAACGCCAAGGTTCTGCTCAATATGCTTTCTAGCTTCAGTATCAACTATGTTCTTTTCAGCCTTAGGGTCTTTATTTCTAGCAGCCTGTAACTTAGTCAACTCTGCAAATACTTCCATCTCTCGATCCGAGATCCCGAGTATGCCATTTAAAGACTTGAGAAATTCAAGGAATACATCCGATTTCTAGCAAGCTTTAACTAGCTTATTCATTAATCAATTCCTTAATCTTAGTGAGCAACTTGTTCAAGTTAAAGTATACCGTGTCAGCTTCAACCTTAGCACACAAAGGCAACTCACCTTCCTGATATTGACCAAGTAAAGCATCGTGGTCTTTAGCATACTGCTGCAACTTCTCATCAATAAAGTCGTTAACCTTGTTCAACTTCTCATCAGCCACATTTACCAATGTATCATCACTATCATCTCCAGTAATAGCCACAAGATGACCGCTAGCAACGAGATTATTAGCAATATCGGCAGACACAACAGTACGAGCAGTACTGTGGAAATCTTCGCAACAATCTTCAGTAGTGAACTCAAACAATCCATCTTCATTCTCCGTGAATACATCACCTTTCTTGGCATAACCAAATTCTTTAGTTACTTTATATTTCATAATTCTAGTATTTAAATGTTCATTTAAGCTACATACACATAAACGCAATAATCTAAAAAGGTTGCTATTTATTAACACTTTTTAACACTTATTTTTCGGGTAATAAAAAAGCCCTGCAGAACACAGGGCTTCCTTGACAAAAGATTTCTTCATATTTGAACTTAAATTGCAACAGCAACTATATCGTATACTTTGACTAACTGTGAGTCTTTAAACAAGTCAAAGTCTTTGGTAAACTTCTTCGGGTATACCACAGTGTCACCTACACGGATATTGCCTTCATAGCTAGCAGGTAAAGCCAGTACTACACCTTTACGGAAGTCAGACTCTACTTCCTTGGTAGTCTTCTTTACATCGTACTTGTTATAGCCTTCCTCATCAACTTCCCCAGTAGGGATCTGCTCTTCTTCCTCTACTGTGATCATAATCGGGTCCAAAGGCTTAACCAGCATATCCTTCTCAAAGCGGTAACCCAGCCCATTTACAACGGTTTCTAATACTTTATCTTCCATAATTAATTACGTTAGTTTACTTGGTAAACGTGATAGGTTACTTTCGGTTAGATCGAACGCGCTTAAATATACAACCCTTGCGGCAGATACTAAGCAGTTCTTTATGGTTATAGCAGCCTTTATCAATCAAATCACAACCCTGACATTGCTTTTCAGCTAACTCAGGTAATACGTAGTAGAGCTTGCCCCTGAAGACAATACTCTTAGTAGAGTCATTTTCCATGTAGTGTAGATAACGGTGAAACCGGTTTTATAATACCCCCTGACCGGTAAACAGTGCTAACCTACGATTTAGCAAAGCGGTTTACACTTCCTATACAGACTTGTTAAGTGGCTTTGGTCTTCGATCCTTGTTCCTTCGGCTAATCCCTTATATAGTATTAATATAATATATTATATATAATATATACTTAGTAAGTAGTTATCCTAAGTAAGCTATTATCCAAAGTAGGGTAGTATAGTCACTTACTATGGATAACACTGTATATACTGTCTTACTGAATTATACTGATTAATACTGATATTCAGTATAACGTATGAAATCGTAAAATGTTGCTGTTATTGTAATGAATTTAACAATATTTATGAAAGTTTATACTTGATTTACAGATAGTTACGAAAAAATTTTTGGTAAAAAATTTTCGAGGATGGGTGTACGAGCGTGCGGAATTATCCCCCTTCAGGACCCCTCCAACCCCATCGCGCGGGAAGACCCCGTGCCCTGGTGTTGAACCAGGTTTTGTTTAAAACCTTTTAACATATTGGCATATGATAAAGATCAAGGAAATTGCTCATGACGAGCTGTACGCGATTGCTATCGCAACCGGTACAAGCTCAACTGGGAATCACTATCAGAACGCGATAGTGTCACCGAACCCGAATGCTAGACGCAGTTCGTGGTCATTGTACATCAATCCTGATGATCCAAGAGACCTCGATGAGATCGGTAACCCGACTCTCGAGTACAACGAAGACGGCACACGCAAGGTTGTGCCTCTGATCCCAGCAGTTAAACTGACACGTCAGTTCAAACTGCTCTCTGTAAAGCATGCGCCTTACAATGTTAACGACCGCCGTATAGAGACGACGTCCGTTATTTGCGAAGATTCCGAAAACGCAACCGACGCGGCTTACCACGCGGTTCAACGCGGTATGGAACGCGCAGACTTCTTGTACAAGAATCCCGCATACTATGCGGAGTATCATGAGTTTCTTGCGAAGAAACTTACTCTTGATGAGTTCTTTGAACTCATCGAAGCACAGGATGCTCTCCCCGATTAAATATCGGGCGAGAGCCTCTTTGTTTTAATATATAGCCTAAACTCTGAGCGTGGCTATTTAACTCTAACCCCAAAAGTCCTATTAATTTAGGCAATTTAATTATGTTTTAAACTTTCAACTACGTGCGTTAGAAATCCTGGGCGTACACAATAAGTCCTAGGCAGTGAGTATGCAGATAACCTCACATAAGTTAAAAGTTCTGCTGGCCTTGGAAAAGACAAGAGAGCTATTACACGAAGAGCTGCATTGTGTAATGGTTGTAACAGAACAGCTGACTGTAGCAAAGACTACACCTAAGTTGCAGGCGTACGGAGACGTAGCTACCAAAAGCAATAAGGTATCGTAACGAAAGTTACGTTCCACCATTGGATGTAGGGGTGTGTGGATAATCGGCTAAAGGAACATTCCGTATGCATAGAGTTACGCCTATGTAGACGCAAAAAGTATGGCAGCCTGGAAAGACAGGCATTTTATAGTTAAATCAGTATCAAACTAATAAATTCTACACAATGTCAAAGAAACAAAAACAAAATCTATGGGTTGCTAGAGATAAAAATGGTTGGCTGCATCTTTTTAATGCAAAACCTGTATATAGAACACCTATATACATAGGAATTGGATTAGGTAATGGTTGCCGGGACGCACCTGAACCCGATAGTTATCTAGGTGTTGTACCAACAGGTCTCTTCCCAGACATAACCTTTGAGAACAGCCCTCAACAAGTTCATTTACAACGTAATAAAATCAAGTTATGAAAGTAAAACAAGACTTATGGATTGCTCGTGACGGAGATGGATCATTGTATATATACGATGGTAAACCATCACTACTACCTTATGGTAGATTCTGCTCGGATGGTGATGGAGACACAATGGAATTAGACCGTAACTTGTTCCTTGACGTAACATGCGAAAATAGTCCTCAGCGTGTACACATCAAACGTATTAAATTAGTGTAACCATGACAAAAGCAGAATTACTTCAAATAGGAATACAATTAGTAATCCTAATTGGCGTAGTCATAATGGTAACATCTATGGCCAAAGACATACTTGATATCAAGTATCAATTAGATGACCACAATGTAAAAATACGTAAAATTAATGAGCGCATAACCGATCATAGCAAATGGCTTTGCGATATCTCCGATCACCTATCTGATTTAGTAACTAGATGGAAATCGAAGTCTCAAGTAAATAACAATCAAAAACAGTAAAATTGTGATTAAACAATTCGTAATTGTAGTTGGCATGGTCTTTACAAAAGAACTCCAACAAAAAGTTATCGAATACTTCGGTACTCGTAACATTGTGATGGGTGACCACACATCCACCGATCCTCCTGCAGGATTCCAGGTAAAGAGTGAACTCTCGCAAGCAGATGCAGCGTACATCAATGAAATATTCGATGGTCATATACTCATTCTTGCATGTGACGACGATACACTTAATAACGTAGAAAATTACATCTGGTGTAATGGTTGCAAGAGTATCAATTTTTCAAACAATATTAAACATTAATTCATTAAATTA